GCGATCCACATGCCCGCAAACGCCTTCCTGGTCGGGTCGGGCGGGATCAGCTCAGAGGCGCACCTGTACTTGTCCAGGCCGCGCAGCAGCGAGAGAGCGCCGCTCCATCGGTCGGCAAACCCCTGATACCGGAACGAGCGAGACGCGCCGCTAGGAGCCGTCTGGCTGCTGATGTAGCGATCGCCCTGCCCTAGGCCCATCAGGCTCAACAGGTACAACTGGATCAGTAGCGCGGTTTCCGGCGTGTAATGCTCATCCAAACATTCCTGGATGCTGTTTGCCTGGGCGACCAGCGCCGTCAGGACGAACCCCGGCAGGACGATCCCCTGGCCTTCCAGATACTGCTTGGCTTGGTCGATCGTCACCATTTCCAGACCTCAAAATAGAAATGGCCCCACCATCAGGCAGGGCCAAAAGAAAACCGCCCGTGGGCGGTTAGTTGGCGGCAGGCTTCAGCGGCTCACCGTCGGGCAGCAACGCGGCGAGCTCGTCGGCACCCTTGCGGCCGTCGTGCTCGACCTTCAGTTCCTTCAGGCGGGCAACGATCAGGGCCTTCCGATCCTTCTCGTTCAAGTCTGCGGCGCCGGGCGTCGCAGGCGTCAGATTGCCCGACCGACTTTCGCCGGGTGCAGCAGCGCGAATGCGGTCCGCTTCCTGACGAGCGTCTTCCAGGATGCGGTCTGCCTCTTCGCGGGCGGCACCGACGATACGCTCTGCCTCGGCGTGAGCATCTGCGGCCATGCCCTCGACCGCACGCTTGGCCTGCTCCAGGATGCGCTCGGCTTCCGCGGTGGCGGTTACGGTCACGTCAACGCTCAAAGCGCCAATCGTGGAATCGCCATCGGCCTTTCGCACCCGGGTACGGTACAGCGGGTGCGCCGCCTGCTCCGGCGAAAGTTCGATCACGGCGCCGGGTAGCAGCGACTCAGCGCCGATGATCTTGCGCAGGAGGATGTACTTGGATTTCGCCATGATTCCCCCTTATGCCGCGCTGGCATACAGCACGCCGCTACGGCCCTGCGCATCGGCCTTGACCTGCAAGCCCGAGGCGCCCCACACCAGCACATGCCAATCGTCCATCGGCGTGACGCGCGGTATCGGCGTGGTGGTGACAGGCATGCCGACGACCGGGCGGATGTACTCGCTGGACAAGATGATGGCCAGGAATTCATTGCCGGTTACGGTGTCGGTGCGCTTGAAGCCGGCCACACCGGGAATGCGTTGCAGACCCAGGAGGATCGTTTCAACGTTGCTGGTGCCGGGATTGGCGATGCGCAGAAGGTTGAACCAGATCGCGTCCGAGATGTAGAACGTGACATTGCCGACGGCGTTGTTGCCTTGCCCTTGCAGCGCCTGCAGGGCTGCCACGAAGGCGCCCCACGCTTGATCAAAGGTAAGCGTCGGGCTCGTCAGGTCCACGTTCAGGCCAGCAGCGCCGAGGTTCAGCGCAATCGTGTTCGGATTGTTCTTAATGCCGAACGCCTGATAGCTCTTGTACGTCAGGTCCGGGGTGCCGTCGACGAAGTTGTCGACGGTGCGCTTGCGGACAAAGCGCGTAGCAGCGGCCTGGTCGTCCAGCAGAGCGTCGTAGCCTTCCGAGCGCATGCCTTCCAGCTCGCGCCAGATGCGGCCGACTTGCGTGGAGTGAACCAGAACGATGGCGCCGTCATAGTCGAAGCTGACGTGGTTCACGGGCTTGCGGTGCTGGCCGTCGATGCTGGACCGGACTTCCAGCTCATCCGCGCCGTAGCGGCGGTATTCGCTGACGATCTTGCCGATGTGGACGTTGCGCGCCAGGGGCATCAGGTCGTTCAGCAGGACACCGCCCTCATCGGACAGCATCAGCGTCTTGGTCTGCGTATCGAAATCACGCCACACCTCGCCGGGAATGCGCGCCTCGTTCACTTCCAGGCCGGCGGCCTTCATCAGGCCGGTTTCGTGGTCCCAGTTCGCGGTACGTGCGTTCACGATGAACTGGTGCTGCTTCTTCAGGCCGGAATTCGCTTCCAGGCCCTTTTTGTCTACGTAAAAAGCCATTTTCGGCCTCCTTAGCGGATCTTGATCGGGACCAACTGGTCCAGCGTCGACGTGGTCGGGGTCGTGCCGGGGAAGGCATTGGCCGGGTCATCGATGTACGCATGGATCGGGTCGTCAGTGACGGCCAGAGCGAATCGGCCATCGACGTTGATCGTCAGGGGCACGTCGTCGGCGATCGCGACGCCGGCCACCAAGCGGCCAACCATCAAGTCTGCCGAACGAGGGGTGTACAGACGCATGGACGAGCCGCCGCCAACCTGGTTGTCGTCGACGGAGCCGTGCAACTGCTCGCCGATCAGGTACCAGAAGTCACGCACTCCGGTGATCCCCTTCTGGACGGTCATGTCGCCTGCGGCGGAGGTGATGGTGACCGCCGTGCCAGGCAGGAAGGTGCCCGTGGTCGGCGCGTTCACTTCGCGCGTTTCGGGCGTGGTGCGATGAACGCCGCCACGGTAAATCTTGTTCCATTTCACAGCCATGATCTGGGCTCCTTATTCCGGGACTTCGTCGAAGCGCGGCTTGCCGGAATCGGCAACCTGGCCGTTGGTGATCGGCGCAGCAGTGCCGAGCGCCTTGAACATCGCGTCCAAGGGCTCGCCATGCAGCGCATTGGCGACGATGTCACCATGCACGGCGGCCACGGCCTTTTTCTTTTCGGCCTCTTCGGCCTTGGCGTTCGCGGTCAACGCGTCAGACAAGGCCTTGTGGTTGGTCTCCAAGCCTTGGATCTTGTCCGTCAAAGGCTTGAGTTGTTCCGCCAGGTTGGCGGCGAAGGCTTTGCTGATGTCGTTGGTCAGCTCGGCCTTTTCTTCAGCGGTCAGAGGCATATTGCCCTCCAGAGTGTTATCAGGCCGAGCCTGATGGTTGAAAATTCGTTTGACGCTGTTCACCACGGCGGTGACCCAGGATTCCTTTCTGACGACTGGAGATCCGACATCATCGAAGACGATCGTTCCGCCTTCGGTGGCATAGCCGTAGACTTCGGCCACGCCGCCGTTGCGCACGAGGACAACTTGGGTATCGGTGAAGTCGGCAACCCAGACGTAATCCTCGGCACCCGGGGCGAAGCGTGTCTTGGCTGCGGCCTGGATGCGGTTCTCGCGCTCGCGGAAGGATTCACCCACCAGGACGCCGGCATTCACATGGAGCGGCTTCGCCTGATCCGCATTGACCATCAGGCCCACACCCTGCTCGGGAGTGGCTGCGCCCGGCTCGTCAAGCAGAATGGCGTCGTGGTCGATACCGTGAATCTTGGCGGTCCATTCATACCCGTCGGCGTTGACGACCGGCTCGCGCTCCAGGAAGACGGCGACGCTGGTATGCACCGGCTCACCCTCCCCCTTCTCAAGCTGCTCTACGCGCTCAATCACGCGCCGGCCGCCCTCCGTGTTCTGTGCGACCTCCACGTCGATCCACTTTTCGGTGTAGACGCGGTTGCCGACTAGCTTGGTATTTCGGTTCCAGGCGCCGATGTACCCCACATTGAGACCTTCCGGCGAGAAGGCGGACACAAAATTGCCATTCACGGTCGGATGACCAAGCGGAGCCAGCGTGCCATCAAGCTTCTTGTAGTTGGCGACGATCTGGTCTTTCGGGTACAAGCCGCCGTTCATGACCACGTCAAACGGCATCGTGTAGCTTGGGATTACGATGTGCTCGCGGCCGTTGTGCTGCTCGCGCCGGATCGACTTGCTGTTGACCTGGGCGCGGATGTTCACCTGCATTGGCATGGCTATTCCTTGTCATCGGCCCAGGGGCCGTTGCCTTTGTCTTTCATCACCTGGTAGTTCTTACGCGCCCGGTCGACGATGGCCGGCACGAGCGGTTCGCCCTTCTCGTCCACCAGGACCGATACTTGGCTGCACTTGCAGTTGATGGCGTTGGCATCGCGCGCGTACCAATCGCGGGTTTCTTCGCTCGTGAAGAGCTTCGCGTGACGGCGGGCATGAGTCAGGCGCGTGGTCGGGCTTAGCGCGGACATGTGCATCAGCTTCGCCTGGGTGCCGTAGTCTTCCTGGGCCTGGTCTTGTTCATCCCACCGCGCGCGCCGCAGCGCCATCGGCACTTCAGTACGCGCGATACGGTGGCCCCGGCGCGCTTCTATACCTGTCTGCTCCGTCAAATTCCGAGCGATGTCGCGCGGATTCAATCCCCGGCCGATACCGTCGGACAGGATGCGGGACATGTCCGCTTTCACCTGACCGGACAGGCCTTTCATTTCCTCAAACTCGCGCGCTCGCACCAGGGACAGACGCGCTTGGTATGGCTCGGACCTGAGTAAGGCTTGCAGCGAGTCACGCCCCGCCTTGTATGCTGGCGACTGCTGGCCAAGGTTGGCGAACTCCTGCGCTGTGCCGCGTTGGTACGCTACGCCCACATACGACTCAAACAGCCAAAGGTTGCGCTCCCCGCCCTCCAGCAGAATGTCATCGACCAGGCGGTCCGTATCGGCAAAGACCGAGGACAGCAGCGCCTGATCAAGGCGGAACGTGTAGCGCTTGTTGACGACCGGCTCCGCTGGAATGCGGCCCAGCGCTTCAACGTAGCCACTCCAAATCCGCCGCATGCGCCGGTCGAAGTCCTTCATGGCGCCCCGCTCCAGCCGATCTACCCCTGTCGGGTCTGCCTGATTACTCGGCAGGATCGGTGATCGGGCCATCGT